CGTGCATTTGAAATGTTTGAGTGTAGATATTTCTCGCTCATTTTCCTCGATTTTTTTATCCTGGCGACTCTGCCTCTCCTCAAGGTTTTGAATTCGGACGGATAGCCGACTCTCAATATCCTCCTTATCCTTCTTAAGTTCTGTATTATAGCTTTTCAAGTCTGTAATAACTTCTTGATACACGTCTTGAATTGAGCTCAACGCTTTTGCTTCCGCCTCCTTTCGAGTAAACTTCAAGGTAACGAAGCTACTTACGCCGCCACCGAGCAGGAATGTGATAATATTCTGTATGAGAAAGTCATTCATCGTTTATTTTTTTAAGCAAAGATATTTGCGTGCGTCTCTCTGCAAAAGGACAGAATAGGAATCAAGCGCATCATAAAATCAAGGTTCGGGCGGTAGCATATAAGGGAATTTTAAAAACTTACGATCGAAACTTTTGGTTGGGGCGGTGCGTGGTCTCGCGGTAGAAAAAAGGGAATTTTTCCCCCTTTTTAAATGTTTTTTTATTGGATTTCAAATAATTGCCTTTTTTTTCGTGGGAATTACATGCGTGAAGAATTTATCCCTTTTCGGACGATTGTATTATGCTACGAGATTTGTTTTTTTATTCGGAACTGTGTACAACATTATATCAATATATTTTGCAGAATAATTCATGCTTGCGTTGAATTCTACTTTCCGACATTTTTTGAAAGGATTGCCTATGGAGTGATTTCGTCCTATCCAATCGCATAACTCAAGGATGGAAGATTTATTCGAGGTAAAATAAACGAAGGAATGTTCTTTCAAAACACCCAATACATCCAAATAGTCGGCCAAGCGCCAAGACATATTGTATGTTCCCACTTCGGTAGAGAGGTAAGGCGGGTCTATTAAAAAAAGGACTCCGGGAACATCTTTATATTGATTAAAGACTTTCTTATAATCGTCGCAGGTTATAGTAAGCCCTTGTAAGTAGTCACCCGCTTCGGGGTAATCAGAGACCCGGATATTATTGTAAATGGTTTCTTTCTTCATCTCTTCCAAGCAAATTTTATATTTCATCGAAAAGAGCAAAGACGAAGAAAGAGTGATATAATCCACGTATCCGTATTCTTTCTCTTCCTTTTGTATACGTGCAAAAGCTTTTTCGCGTTTTTCGCCAGTTATAGGCTTATGCTTCGGAGTCCCATTTGAAATTTCGCGCAAATCGGACAACAACCGGTTGGTTCTCGGGATATTCCCCAGTCTTTTCCGATAATTATCAAAGTCATTATAGACAACAACTGCATCAGGTCTGACACATTTTGTTATATGGGACAAAAGCCCCGACCCCCCGAAAAGGTCGACAAATACGGTCTTTTCGGAAAACTGTTCCAAAACCTTCACGAATTCTTTTGCAAACATACGTTTTTGTCCCACGAAAGGGAGCGGAGCTGACAAGTGCATTTTTCTCATAATTTCTCAGTATATTCTTTTTATTCAAGATTGCTTTATCCCGGCAATCCCGGAATTGATTAAGCGGGTGCAAATATCTTGAGAATCGGAGAAAAAACAGGGGATCGGGAATAATATCTACTGCATGCGCGGTGCAGTGTATATACAGATGTCAAGACGTTGTCACACATTAAGTTCGAATCGAACCGTTTCATCACCGGCTATCAATGAGCGAGTGCCGGCAATGTTATTCTTGTAGATATGTACGTTCCCGAGAAACAGAGTAATCGATTTCAAGGGAAAATCTATTTGCCTGGACATGAGATAGAGATGATATATGTCTGCGGGCAACCCGAGATTTGCATCGCTGCTTCGTTGATAAGCGGACAAAACCAACTCCCCGTTTTCAAGTTGGAATTGCACCAGGCTCAAACATGGGGCCTGATTGCTTTCAACCCCGGTTTCTCCCAGAAATAGCACATAATTCTTGCTGTTACGCCTTTCTTTATTTATCCGATCGATGAGCGGAGGAAGTTTCTCGAAATATGTCGGGTAGCTGTTTATCAGGATGGATCCACAGTAATCCCACCAATTGATGCCGACTTCACGGTACCTTTCTGTATCTCGGACGCCCTGCATAAATAATCGGAGTTCGTTACGAAGTTTCCGGCGAGCGATATTATGCCCTTCGAATATGTCGAGCAGATCCGCAGGAGTTAATGACAATTGTTCGTTCAGAAGGTACTGTATGCTTCCCTTCTTGTTTACTTGCAAGTTCCCGGTTGCAAGAATCTTCCCCAGCATGGAATAATATTTGTTCATAGTATCTCTTGATAAGTTTAAATAAAACAAATATAGGGAGGAACAACAATATTTGCAGGCAATATTCACGGCTTACACTGCAGGGAGCTTGCAGTCGCTTTGGAAGCGCTTAATAAGGGCATAGACCTTGCGCTCGCTTACCGAATATTTCTCGGACATAAGGGCTACCACATACGAGACTTTTTCGCCCTGATTGAGGAGGTTTATGTAGTCTGAATACAGGTCGACGTACCGGCAATCTTCAAGGCGAATTCCGGATTCTTGCAGTTTTTTCAAGAGTTCTCTGTTAAATATCAATATATCTATCACTTTCATACGGCAAAATGGTTATATTTGCAGCGCCAATCATAATTAAAAAATGCGAGTGACGCGACGAAGGCTTTGCCCCCGGTTGTGCGTCTACTCGCATTTTTTGTTGGTTATGATTGGCGTCTTTACTAACAGGCCGGGGGTTTTTTATTCCCCCTAACTTTACTACATTGATAGAGTCTAATCCTACTACATTATAAGGTCTCGTGGGCGGATACGGCGGTTGTAGTGCCCTTGATGATCCCTAATCCTACTTACATTATAAGGTCTCGGCCCGCAGGGATATGATCACCCGCACGTTTATTTATTCAGGAAGAAAACTCCTCCTCCCGTTCCCGAATTGGGGCGGGTGAAGTAGAAGTTCATACCGAGCCACAGGGTATCGAACGCATCGGTAATGTGGGTTTTATATTCGTCCGGATTATCCGGGGTATCCGCGGTTCCTTCCGGTGTCTTATCCTTCTCGAAGCCGTTCTTTCCCTGGCGGATGCCGGTCTGTTCCATCGCAATTTTCAAGAACTCATTCTGATAGAGGTTTATCTGTACCCAGAGGAACTGGGGATCCCCCTTCAGGGTAAGGTCTATGTTCAGGTGTTTCCATTCGTGTTTGGGGGCCTGGCCGACATACACCATCGTAACCTTGTACCCGTTTTCCTTGAACACGCGTTCGATGATATCGGCGTAGGTTTCGGATGTCGACCCGGACTCCCAGGTGAAGGTATGGTCGTAATATATCACAACGTCGCGGTTGAGCTTCGGACGATAGTAATCGGCTATCATCTTGACCAGATCCTGAAGCTTGCCTGGCGTTTTGACATAGAAGGACTTGAGAACCCGCATCGTGTGCCCGTCCAACTGCCCGACAACGGCGGAGGAGATGGAGGCGTTCGAGTCGAACGCAAGGTGCAACTCACCGGAGAAGTCGAGATCGCCATCGCCCAGACATCCGGAGGTGGTCAGCTTGCCCCAGTCGCTGCCCAGATCCCGGAGCCGTCCATTGTCGCGCGGGGTATAAAAATGGATGTTGTCGTCCAGCGCGGAATAGAAACCGTTGGGGACGCGGAACAGCCGCTCGTTCAGGAAGGCGGTACGCCATATCAGCGGCGGGGAATCGCGGTACATCTGCCAAATAAAGTCCTCGCCAAGCACCTCGAGATTGTCGAACACGTCATATTCGCCGTAGAACACGGTGTATTCCTGCGTTTTGCCGGCTTGCGGCTTAACCGGCGGCTGGTATTTCCTTGCGAGATCGAGATCGCGCCGGTACTCCCTAATCATTCGCATGACATGGTCGGTAAGAGGCTTCCGCTTGTACTCCTGCAGCTTGAGGTAGAGGTTGCGTATCAGAGAGATGTGCGGATCGGACATTTCGTCCCTCTTATCGAGTATCCACTTACCCATCGAGGCGGTGGGCATGTCGGTAGAATAGCTGACACTGTGATGATGCGGGCAATGGCCGAAGTACTGGCGGTTACCTCGATTGGCGGGATTGACCTCGCTCTTGATTTTCTCGTAGTTCAGAAACTTCGCTTCCGGGCCGATCACCCAGTCGAGCGACATGGAGTTGGCGGACATGCCCTGATTGAAGGAAAGAATAACCATGACCGTGCCGTTCCAGAAGTGAAACGCATTGCTCCATCCGTCGCCGAGCACCGGGCGAACCGGTTTGCCGAACCCCATGGATCCGGGCGCCTTGTGCCCGACGACATAATGTATATTCTGTATGTATCCCCACTCGGCAAGAGCCTTACAGATAGCCGGAAGGGTATTTCCCCACGCCTTCGCATAAGAGGGCGATATCAAACCGCCCAGAGAGCCGGGCATCTCCCAGACGTTCCGCAGAATAATCCGGGCATCGATGCCTTCGGATTTTCCCGTACCGCGCGAGGCGACAATATATTCGTCGTGCGCATTGATAGCCATTGCCATGCGCTGCATCTTGTTGAAGAACTTGTCTACAACCTCATGGCGCTTGCGGCGCAGCTCGTTCGCCGATAAGAGGGGGGAAGCCTGTCCGCTCATTCTTCGTCCTCCTCCTCTTTTTCTTCAATCGGTTTGATGTCCTCCGCCTTGCTGCTGATGAGCCCCTTGAACCGATTGCGCAACTCTTTCCGCTTCTCTTCAAGATCCTCGATGACCTCAAGCCCCTCGAGCAGGGTGACGTCATCGGAAGGCTCGAATGAGGGGGGAATAAGCTGTGAATAGTCGAACTTCTCATCCTCCTTATCCGACCGGGTGTACTTGCCGATTTTATCGAGCGAGGCGGCCGCGCCCTTAGCATCGCCCTTATCGATTGCTATTTTGAAGGCTTTTTTGCCGCCTTCGACAATCATATATCTGTACCAGGCTTTCGCCGCCAGCTGGATATTCCCAACCAGGCGGTTGATCATTCCGATGTCCCGGTAAGCCTGCGACTTGGAAACGGGCTCGGCGTTGCCGGCGCACCCGTGCATGAGAAAGTTCACCAAGTCGGCGTCCTCGATGAGAGGATCATCCATTTTCTTGCTGACACAGAGCATCATCCGGTTTTTGATTTCCATTTCCCGGGCGGAAAGGATGTCAGACGCTTCTCCCTTGTCCTTGAACAAGGCGCGCTCTATGCGGCTGTATGTAGAATCTTTTTTCGGCATGGTTCGTCGATTGGATTAAATTGTAAAAAAAACAGGGCAATACCTTGCGTATCGCCCTGTTTCATTAGTGCATGACGGCTTACCGGGGCACAGCGTTCTCGGCGGGCCATCAGCCGGCGGCATTCGCCTGTACGGAGATCTCCTTTTCGAGCTCCGCAAGCTCCGCCTCGTACTTTTCGACACGGGCGACGGCGTTTGCATAGACGGTTTTCTTCCCGTCTTTCTCAGCGCGTTCGGCAGACGCCTTGCTGTTTGCGATATTCTCTTTCAAACGCTTCATCCGGCGGGCAATTTCAATGCCGCGAACGACCGTATTTTCGCTAAATACAGGGCGCTCGGCCTCGAGCTCGAGCGTTCCCTTGCCCTCTGCCCAGGCATCTATTTTCCCCCATAACTCGCGGCGTTCGTCGTCGAGCTTGCAGAGCTGCTCGGCAAGCGCCTGACGCTCTTCCGTCGGGATGTCCGGATTGGCGATGTCGTTGTGAAGACTTGCGTACAGGGGCGCAATTTCCTTGATTCGGTTGTAATACTTCCGCAAAGCGGGGGTTAACGACTCTTCTGTGACGATTTTCACACCCGGAGCGCCCAGAGCGGAGATTTCCTCGCGCAACGACGCCATTTCGGACATTTTTTCGTTGATTAGGCTCTGGATGGAGTCCAATTCATCGGAATGATCCTCGCTGTCGCTCTCGAGAGAGTCGATACGCTCGTGAAGCTCGGATACGAGCTCCGCAAGCTCTTTGAGTCCGGCTTCCTTCTCACGGATTGCCGATTGCCGGTCTTCGTCGGTCATCGTTTTCATGACAACGACTTCCTCCTGCGCAAGCGGGTAAAGAGAGGGAGCTTGCTTAGCCTCCTGCGCAATCTTCGACAAGCTGTTGACCAACTGCGTGAAGTGCGGATCGAAAGCATGAGGACTTTCGGGGGCACCCGCGAAATAGGAGGAATAGCGCTCTTTCATCTGTTCCTTGGCCAGCGCCTCGAACAGGGCCACACCGTCAGCGAATGAACGCTGACGGTCGCCCAGCCAAGAGATTAATTGTTCTAATCTTGTCATATCGCATTATTCTTTTTTAGCGGCTAACTTAGCCATGTCGATCGGCGTTTGAAGGAATATTGCCGAGTAGTTGGAGTCGGCCGTTGCGGTATAGGTTGTTCCGCGGCGGTCGGCCCTTGCCTTACCCCCGTTGAAAGACGGGGCCGTATTGGCATACAATCCCGGCTGGCCGAGAATCATCTGCTTTCCGTCGGCGTCTTCGAAGACATAGTATCCGGGCGTGTTCTTGACAAGCGCGTTGAACGCGTGCATCCCCGGCGTATTTCCCGGGAAGAAAAAGCTCAGGGTACACTTGAAGCTCATTCCGTCCGCTTCGCCCTGCTGCTCCGCCTTGTATTCGACCGTAGCGTCCGTACTGTATAGATAAATCGGTTGTTTCAACGCCCCCTCCGTTTCGGGGAAGGTAAAACTCCCGACAGCTGTAATCATAGCGTCGTTGTCCGAGGCCTTCGAGGGATCGGGAACAAGGGGTACGGCCGTAGGCGCGCTAAACGGGACGAAAAGCAACGCCCCCTTGTAACCGCCCATGTTGTTCTGCCCCACATTCCAATTGAGCGGAGCGAACGCGGGGCCGGCTGCCATCAGCATGACCGTATCCGGA